TTTCATGGAGCTGTGATATTTTTGGGCAAAGAAAAAGCACCTCGAAGGGTGCTAGAATTAGGCGACCATACGACCAATGAGTTCGTAGGCCTTTTCTTCTGTTATTTCATCGAAATCGACGTAATCACTTACAAGGATTTTATCAAACCAGTAAAAACTAGCTTTCCATCCACCATCAAATACATACATAGTATCAACATCAAATTTGAGTACTTTAGGATTTTCAGTTGTAGTCACATAGTACTTTTTCATTTCAATCACCTTACTTCGATTTGATATTTTCTATCCCTCTAGGCGGATTCAGTTTATTACTTAAATTAAACATCTTTTTGCTGATGCTTGCTCTCTCTTCATCACTAAGCCCATCCTTACGGAACTCTTCATAAAGCTTATGCAACTCACCATTTTTAAGGTCAAAGCTTTCTTTGGTGTGATATTGCATTTCGAATAGAGTACCGTCTTTTTCCAAAGTCGTGTTAACTCCTTTGTATGGAGATGGTAGTGGCCAAGTATTCTTCACTTTGATTATACCATATTCTCCGGAATTTAAAAGCTTATTCATCGTTTCATAGTTTTCTACAAACGACTCACCGTCAAAAATTGTAGTATACCTAAGGACGTCGCGAATTTTGCTAGCAGCCTCCTTTAGGCTTATCCCCTCATTGATTGAGTCAGAAATAATTTTACGAGCTAGTGACTCCTGCGACTTCAGACGAAATTCGAGCCCGGCCAGATACCCATCAGACTCCTTGGCCATCCTTTTCATATCCTTAGTTATGGCCCTCTCAACCTTAGCTATCTCAGCCAATTTTTCTTTACTCAAGGCATCCGCTTGGTGTTTGTCGAGTTCGGATGGCGAATTACGTATAGCCTGCACCTGTTCCACAGTCTGCAGACCATACTTCTCACTCAACTCTCTCGCCCGGTCTGCATACATTTGCACGACCTCGTCAAGCGACGGCTTGCGACCAGAGGTAGATTGACCGTCCTGGTCTATCTCATCGCTAGAATCATCAGGCGAACCATAGCCGTGAGATTCCAGGAATTCGGACTCTTCCTCAGGCGTTGTCGGTATAATCTTGCTCCGACAGTGCACATGGAAAGGCGGTGCAGTGGTGCCTGGTGCAAAATCATCCATGAGATAGACTTTGTTGTTTTGGTGTCGGCAAATAGCTGACGTCTTGGAGTCCAGGATAGCCTCAATCTTGTATGTCTTGGCTCCCAGTGCCTTATACATGTCATAGTTCGCCATGGTGTTGTAGGCAGTCATTTCAGTTCGCACCAGGCGCTCAGCGTTATGTCTTGCTACGCCTGTTCGTTTACGAAGTTCCAGCACCGTCTTGTCGAGACTCCAGCCACCAGTGAATGCTTTATCCAATGTTTCTCGGATTGAATTAAAGTGTTCTTGCCCTTGGGTCCAAACACGGCTAGAAAACTCTTTGCCTGACCATTTAGACGACATTCGGCGAAGAATCAAGTCATCATTAAGTTTGATAACAGGTTTGATAGACAATATGCCAGCTTGCGCCATATCCTTACCTACCTGAGCAGCAGTCTTGATATAGCCACTAGCAAGCCCTTGGCCGACCGTTGCTGAAATTGCCCCAGAGCTGGAATACACTTTCCTCGTCCTACGCTGTATCTCGTGAATCATCGCTTGCTTGCGAGAAATGCGGTGACGATAAGACAAGGCGTCCAATAACGCGGGGTCAGTCTTTGGATCTAAGGCCATTTCTCTGAATCGTGCCAAGTTGACGTTCTGAAATTCTTTCAGTTCGTCATCTGTCAGATATTTCATCGCGTCGGCCTGGGTCATCCGGTTATCTTGAGCATACCGCGAATAGAAAGTGTGAATCTCTTTGACCAGGTCGTCTTCAAGGATGGCCAATTGGTCATTGATTCGCTTAATCGTTTCGTCTTCGGTTGCCCGCATAAGAGAGTCTTGGAGTGACGCTCGTTTCAGCCAGTAATTGTGGCTAGCCATCGATTATCACTCCTTTTCTTTTGACTCTTTATCCTCTTCCGGCGGGTGGTCGTGCCCATGGCTATTGAAATTATAATCGTCCTGCTTCTCAGCATCCTTCTTATTCTCTTCTTCCAGTCGTGCCTCAACTTCAGGCGTGTACCATGGATGCTGCTCACGAATCGTGCGAGCATCTAAGATACCAACAGAGTTCTGCGCGTCTTGGATAGCCTCTGACTCGTTCGTGATCACGTCTCTATTGAAGGTGTAATGGAACAACTTCATATCCACTACTAGCCCTGCTCGGTTCTTGATATGGTTCACCACGAACCACATCAGATGAATAATCGCACTCTGTAGACCATTCTCAAAATCGTTAGCATCTAAATCAAGGTCTGTAAATCGCCATTTGAGAGCCTGGCCACTAGCGTTACCTAAGTTCTCGTCTTGAGTGTCGATAGCCCGACCAGCCTCGTATAACATCTTACGACTACGCGCGATTTCTGACTCGACGGCCTCGGTGTTAATGTCTGCTTGGAGTTTATCAACCCCACCGTTGCCATGAACCTTAATCATCTTGTATTTGTTGAGGTTAGCAAGGAACTGTTCTAGATTTTCTCCACCGTATTCCTTTAGCACATAAATGAATTTTGGAATGTCCGCTAGCAAGTCCGCATTGACCGACGCCTGCAGCTCTAGGTTGTCGATGATAGACTTAACCTGGTCCAAGAACGATTGCTCGTTCTCGTTGTATTTGAACACGATGAGCGGCACACGTTCCCAGTTATAATTATGGACCTGTCCAGTTTCATCCATGTAGCGAAAATGAGGCTGAATGCCGTCGTACGCCTTGTTAGGTTGCAAATGTCCGGATTCCCATTTGTAATAGGCGATGCCCTCGGTATCCCAATACTCAACATGAATCTCTTGCTTCTTACCTAGTAAGGTGTAGACCTCTTGATTGTAGATTCGTAAGAAAGCGTCCACTACCTCTCGCCTTTCATCGGCATAGAAAGGAATCACCTGTTCACCAGGAATCTTAGTCATACGAAGTGAGCCTTCCTCGTCATAATAGACCAGGCCGTAAGACACACCCTTAATAACCGCATCGCGTCCTACGGATTTTAGGTTGCGAAGGAAATGTTCGTCGAAGAACTCATCAATAAACTCTTTGACCTTCAATTCTTCTTCCGAATCATTGCCATACATTACGCTAGGCGCCTTTGAGAGCAAGTAGCCGACCTTTTGGTCAACCAGTTTTCTAAAAAGCCCCAGGCGCAGTCTACTGTTCGATTTCCAAGACACATCCTGCATCTTCCGCTCGATGTCGGTGTGATTGCGATAGTATTCATTCGCTTTGTGCAGCAACCTGTACCGCTCGCTACCAAGGTGACGATTGACCTCTATCTCTAAGATTGATTTCTCATCCACATCAAGTGCAATTAGCATTCGCTCCTTGAGCCAGTCAAACCATTTCGCCATTGTTTCACTCCTTTACTTAATCCCACGATGAAGAGATGCTAGGTTGGCGCATGTCGTTTTCGAATGCGTATCTTGTGGCATCAATCGTGTGGTCGTTTACTTCTTCTAGTTTTGATTTAGGATTACCGTCTCGGTCGACTGCGTAATCAGCAGACTCAAACTCTCTTGCAAGGTTTGGCGTGCGTTTTGGGTCGATGATAATTTCATATAGATCATCAAGCCAGCGTTCGCCATACTCTCGGCTATCTGGCCCTTTTTTAGCCCCTCTGACGCGCGATATGCCGTGCTCATAGATTAACTCATCTATGGACTTTGGCTCGGCACTATCCGCAGTTATTTCAACTTGGTTGTAGCCTTTGTTCTTTAGCCATTCAGCTAGAGCACGGTTGCTAATCTTAACGCCGTAATGTTCGTCCATGGCATATATGCGGCGCTTCTTCTTGTCGTAGTGCCACCTTACAAAAGCCAGTGGGTCATTAGCATAACCAAAGTCGACGCCCTGGCGGATGTTGTCAAAGGAATTAAATAGGTCATCCGAGATTGTTTGGAATACCAAGTTCTCGAATGGCGATACCCCTGACCCGACAGCCTCGCCCATATACTCCCAATCGAAAGAGCGTTGCGAGCGTTCCTTTGTGGCCTCTGCCTCCTCGATAAAGGCTTGGCTTATCCAAGGATTGTCGAGATAGGTCGAGTGGTGCACGAACGTATTGCTAGGCAACAGCGCGGTGTTGTACTTCTTGTTAACCCAGGATTGTTTTCGTTTGGGCGGGTTGTACGTGTAAAAAAACTTATAAAAAAGACCTTCAGGCAATTCGCCACGAAGGATAGAGTTAGTCACAATTTTAATTTCATCCTCAGCCTTAAACTCGGCCAACTCTTCCACCCAAGCAATGGCGTAAGGAAAACGGCTGGACTTCAAGGACTTGAGCCGGTTAGGGTCTTGCAAGCCTCGGAAGATAATTTGATTCCCGCGAGGCACATAAGTTATTTTGAGCGGGGACTTGTTGATTTTGAACAGGTGTCTCACGCCCTGTTCCTCAATGGCCCACATGATTTGTTCGAATACCGATTCTTGCAGGTCCCGGTCTACCTTTCGGATACAGACGGCGTTCACCGCGTATCTCATGATCATCTGAACGATGATATGCGCAATGTCAGACGACTTACCGGAGCCCCGACCACCTTTGCACACAACGTGTAGCTTGGCAGGGTCAAAGGCCGCTCGCCATACCGAATGAAAAGCCCTCGGAATAAAATCGCTCATTCGCTTTTTATTCGCCATCATCATCACCGATTCCAATGTCGTCGATGAATTGAACCATGCCAGTAACGTCAATCTCTTTCCGGTCCAGGTAAGCACCGTTGACCTTGAGAATATGATCTAGCGACCGCTGCCGCTCTTCAATCGTCGGCGTGAATTGATATTCCGTTTCTGTGACGGTCTCTTCTTCGACCTGGTCACCAACATACACCTTCACGTTCTTCTTAGTCTGCCCTTGCTGAATTTCCCCTCGTGCAATGCTGGCAGAGATTGCTAGGGCCTCGGCTACACTCATTGCTCGTTCTTCGAAGACCTCTTGAGCTCGCTTGCTGATGTATTCAGAAACCTTAACATTTCTCAACAATCTGCTTCCGATGCTCTCAGCGGTCTTTTTCGAATAACCAGCCTCAATAGCCGATTTAGTAGCATTCCCACTGATGATGTACTCATCGGCGAATTTCTTTTGCTTAAGCGATAATTCCGTCATTTTCCATCACCTCCGAAATTTATAAAACAAAAAGCCCAGCTGATAGGTCAGCTCGGCTTTCTGCGTCAGGAATTCTCCTTGAAGAAAAAGGAAGACAAATTAGAATCAAGTAGGCTAACTTCCAATTTATCACGCTATCATTCTATCACCTTTAGGATGACAGGTTCAAGACACCATTTTGACACCTTTCATTCAAAATCATCGAACGAAGTGATGCCCCATAGCAGCGTTGATAGTTCATCGAAAGCTTTATTGAGGTAGCGATAAACTGTCCGCTCATCCACCCCGTAATATTCAGCCATATCGACTGCAGTGTGTTTATCTGGCCCAACATACATCTGAAAGACAGTCTTCCAACGTCTTAGCATCATTTCAGTATCTCGTTCAGCCAGTTCGTGATAGGCCCGGAAGATGCTATCGAAGTAGTCCAGCATTTTAGCTGTCCGGGCCTTGTACTTCATCAGAGTGTTCAGTGTCAGCTCCTGTGGATCATAGACGGAATCTTCATAGACTTCTAAATCTTCCACGATTGTATCGCAGTGCACTCGCAGCATGCGATAGTTTTTGACTAAGAGTGTTGTATTCCGTAAGCGGTAATCTTTCAACTCTTTAGCTTTACGTTTCTGGTCCTTATCGAGTTCAGACTTAACTGCTTGGGAGATGACGGTAAGCTGTTCTTTAGTTAGATTCTCCATCAATCATCCCCCTCGCTGTAAATCAATCCAGCACATAGGTCGAATTGGCGAGCTTCGTATACCAGCTCATTATACCGTTTAGGATTATCATAGGCGTGCTTCATCGCTTGTCTACGGTACTGTTGAGCCTTTCTCTTAAGGAAGTCTTGATGCTCTTTACGGACCTTAGTTTCTAACTTATCTGCCATTTGCTTCACGCTCCTCGTACTCACGCAAGCGACGCATCACTTCATCGCCTTTGTCGTAGTCTTGCAACCCATTCTTGTCAGGGTATCTGTGATAATAGCGAGCAGCAATCATCCGCATACCTGTTCTGAATTCGTTGAATGGGTATTGATGATAGAAAATCTCGAAGAGGTCCATGTCCCCTTGATTGTAATGCCCTGGCTGAATCACATTGGTTTGATGTGGCTGCGCCTGTTGTGCTTCTGATGCTTTTGGTTTTTCTTTCGGCTTAGGTAGCTTCACATCTTCGATGATGGTGTAATATTCTCCTTTATTTTCAAATCCTTCCAGTGCCTGCTCGATGTATCCTAAGCGAGAAAATGTTACTGTATCACCCATTTTGTAAATAAAAACACCATCTCCCCAAACACCCCAAATATTATGGATTGCTTTTTTATTGTCTAAAGACTCCCCATCACACCACTTCGCCCCCCGCTCATGCAAGGTGTTAAGTAGATATTCAAGTTTCTCAAACGTGTTAACTTTATAAATCTTAATCATTTTTATTTCTCCCTTATGCTCTGTCATCTTACTCACCATCCCACATCGCTAGCCGAACTAACGCAGGCACACTATGTCCGGACCACGAAGATTCAAAGTCATTGATAGACACCACAGGTAATTGTTGGTAGCCATGCTCTTGAATCGAATTCAAAGCAGCTGCATCTACCGTCACATCAATGTAGTTGAACTGAATGTCTTTTGCTTTGAGGTAAGCTTTCGTTAACTCGCAATGAGGACACCCTGGCTTACCATAGACTGTAATATTTTTCATTGTCTAATCCCCTTTGCTATCTTTTGAATTTTTACTAACATCGTTATTTAATCTAGTGATTCCTTGACCGAGATAGAGGCGTGAGGGAAATGAACCTCTGATTCTTCTCCACAATCTTCAATACACGTTACCATGTTAAAGTTAACGCCTATTTTTTTGCCAGATTTGCTTGTTAAGTAAATAATCATTGTTTACACTCCTTTAATTTAGTAAGTACTTGAGTAATGCCATGACCGAAAGGACCAAGGCCAACAATACGAATAGCTGTGGCGCAAATGCCAATAGCACCAACATAATAATAAGACAACCGCATCCGTTGCTTTTCATCTCTTATTCTCCTCATACATTTTTCCAAAAACAATCCATCTAGTCTTCCCTCTTTGGTCTCCAAACAATGGCTTGATAGGTAACTCTTTAATCACTTCATTGATATTAGCTTGGACATCGGCCCACTTGAACACCAGCGTTCCATTAGGTTTTAAAACTCTCATACACTCGGCGAATCCTTTGATTAAGTCTTCTTTCCAAGTTTTCTTGTCGAGTTGTCCATATTGAGCTCTCATAATTGAATTTGGTCCCGCCCACAGTAAGTGCGGTGGATCAAAGACTACTAGATCAAACTCATCGTCCTTGAATGGCATGTCTCTAAAATCTCCAATAACATCCGGCTTAACATTTACCTTCTTGCCATGAATTTCAAACTGTTCCTGTCTTTTGTCCATAAATGTTGTATGTGGCTCATCCTTTTGGAACCAGAACATCTTGGAACCACAGCAGCAATCTAATATCTTCATCAATCGTCACCTTCCTTATCTTTGAACCGCACATCCGATACCAGCAATCCTAGCGATACGAATGCTGTGATTGCAGCTAAGATAATTATCATGTCCATGTCCCCATCTCCAATGATTCGATTTTTACATAAATCCCGACCACCTCATTGTGGAACTTCTCAATGATATCGCTAGCCACTTGAGCATCATCATGCCAATAGCCAAGTTTCGTCATGCAATCCTTAAAGAGCTTGATGAGGTTGTCTGTGTCAGGCTTAGTAACTTTATACTCGCCATTCCGTTTTCCTTGAGTTAGAGGGAATAGCCACTTAGTCGTGAGCCGGATAGGCCCCTCTAATTTTGTATCAGGCCTATAATTCGATAGATGGGCCATGAATAACTCTCTTGCTAGCTTCAGCTTTTCGTCTTCATAGAATACCGGCTTGCCGTTTTTGACCGCCGCCTTCTTTTGCTGATGAGTGACAGTCGGAATCTTCTTAAGCGGGATAAAGAACTCTAGCATTCAATACCACTCCATAGTCCAGTCTCTGGGTCGTATTCGATGTACCCCGCATAGCTCAGCTGATTGAATAACCACAGTTGCAACTCGCCTTGACTCGATAGCCACTCTAGTACCTCGGATTCTTCTAGAGAGAACGGCTTGCCTGGAAGAGTGTGATAAAGTGGTGGCATTTTTTTCGCCACATCCAGTTTTTTTGAACGTTGTTTTTTCTTACGCATATTTTTCACCTCAAAAATTTTTTCTCTTTTTCTCGCGCTTTGGCAAGGACAGACACGGACAGGGTTACAGGGGGCGGAGCATTAGCCCCCTGTTCCTGTTCCTGTTCCGTCACTTGTAAACTGACCT